TGCTACTGGTGCAGTCGGCCCGCAAGGCATTCAAGGTGACCAAGGCCCAGTTGGAGCTACAGGCTTAACTGGTGACACCGGCGCTCAAGGCGTTCAAGGTATCCAAGGTGTCCAAGGCGACGTAGGTGCTACCGGCGCAGTCGGCCCTGCTGGCCCCGGCGCAGACTTAGACTGCCAACACAATCACGTCCAATACGTTCCAGCATTAGGGCTAGCAAACGGTTCGACGTCATTAGACTTTGGGTTTAACTTAGATAGGATTGTTCCATTTCCGTCTGGGTTCCCACCGGGTGTAGGGCACGAACTATTCGTTAATGGGGTGCGTGTCCGACCGGGCATTGATTATGTAATTGACATAGCAGCAAATACAGCAACGTGGACTAATGCGTTATATACGTTAGAGGCTGATGACGATGTTGTGCTTGCTTATGTAGCTGTGTGCCCTAACCCAAGTTAATATGAAAATTAAGAACAAGCAGTTACACGCACAAGTCATACCTTTAAGCGGGGATGTGGCTATTCCGGATTGGGCGCAGTACGTTGAATTCATTGATCCTAATGGACAGTTGTTTGATTTACCTGATCCAGACATGCATTTAGGCAAGCTAATCGTGGTGCGTAACGCTACGGCGTCGAGCAAAAAAAACTCAGGTAATAGGCCATATCAAATGGTTGATGCTTTGGGTAACGTACAGAGCAACTTCGCGGCGAACTCTACTACTATCATTGCGGCTAATGAAAGGAAGTGGGACATCGTGAGTGTTGATCGCCCAAGGTCACCAACTAAGCTAGAGCCAGTTGTATTAGCCAAGGGTTTAATTAATTTAGGCGACCCAGTACCAGCCGGAGCTAGACCTTTTACTAATGCGTTTAATGTTCAAAGTGTTACGGGGTTAGGGACAAGTACGCAAGTGACACGCGTAGCGGTTTTGTTCTCTACATCGCTAGTGGTTACTGATTATTTCGTAGATGGGGAGATAGTGTCTAATAATCCGGGTAACACGCAATGGCAGTTAGATACGACTTTAATCTGGACAACGCACAATAAAACGATAACAGGGTTTAACATTGCTTTTCGTGAAACGGTATCGCAGATACAAAACGTATCATTTAACTTTCAGGTGTCAGGGGTACAGTAATGAAAATTAAACAGAAACAAATCCTTAATACAGTTTCATTACTTGCACAGCAACCGGTCGTTGGGGTTACCCCCTATGCCACGTATATGGAGTACGGGTTAGGGGCAGTAGCAGCCCAAGCGGTAGCCCTACCTTTACCTGCGTTGCATGAAGGTAAAATGCTGGTAATCAACAATACGTCTAACTTTAACTCTCTACTATCACCTAACGGCGTTGGCACTGGGGGTATAGGAAGCCCGTTTGGGAACGATGTGTTTGGGACAACTGCGGCGGCACCAGCGTTTAGGGCACGAACCGTAACTAAACTCGTTTCAATTGGGTCTCGATGGAATCGCGTGTCGGTATCAGCCGATAGGGGTTCAGACCTGAGTCTAGTTGTACTAGCTAAAGGGTCAATATTCTTGGGCAATCCCCTAACTACAGGGGCAAGAAGTATAGTCGGCGGTATAAATGTGGCGGCAAACGCTACAGTATCGGCGCTAGCGGTAGATAGAACTACAGTGTTGGTGCCGTTCACCGGTACGCCTATCAATAACGGGCTAACTGACTATTTCATCAATGCTCAGATGCGGTCTAACACAGGTGTAGTGCTCAACGATAATAATTTTATAATAAGCACTGTCGCTCAGACTGCCAATAATTTTACGTTATCTATGCGGCGTTTAACAAACGTAGTGACTGATGTTATTTTAGACTTTCAAATAACCACAACGAGGTAATACAATGGCTACAAAAGCAGAACTAAGAACAAGCGCACTTCAACAGTACAACGCGTTAAAGAATAAAGACGTGGCGTATAGCTCGGCCTCGTCGTTCACTATCTCAGACAGTGGGTACTCTCTAGCGGGCCTTGCGGTAAAAATAAGTTCAAATAACCCACATCGTTTACTGACAAAAAACATTGCTACTGGGGCACTTAACAATATTATGATGAGCGCAGCGCAGATGCAAGCCATTGCACAGGCGGTAGCAACGTACCTTGATGGTATCCAAATGCGTTACATCGCAGCGTTGGTAACTATTGACGCCTTAACCGAGGCGCAGTTAGTTAACGCCACGATTACGGTCTAAGGTAGCAATGGAGACAAAGAAATTTTGGCTAGCGCTAGCGGCTTTCGCATTGCAAGGTATTACTACTGTGTTCTTTTTAGGGGCGCAGACCCAAGCGGTTAAAGAACAGATTGTGGTTTTAAAACGCGATATCGAGAAAATTGAGAACAATCAGAATATCTTAATTGAGGTAGTAAGGGACGTTGCTTTACTTAAGGCTAAAGACTTTGAGTTAGAGCGGCGAATTCAAAAAGTGGAAAAGCCATAAGGGTAAAGTATGAAAATGCCGTATGACAAACCGATGCCTAAGAAAAAAGCACCGGCTAAAAAACCTAAACCAAAGAAGTAAGGGGCTACAATGATTAATAGCAAACTAGCGCAAAATAATTTTAAGGGTGTAGCACTACCCGCACCGCAGAGGCCTCCACCAGTTCGGTCGTTAGGTGGGTTAGTCATGCCTAAACAAAAACCTGCTTCACAACGTAGTACCAAGTGTTGTGGCTGATAAACAGCTAGTAAAAGAAGCCGCACTGCACATTGCGGCTTCACCTCAAGGTAAAGTGGTTATAGACTACTTTAATCAACTAAGAGCGAACGATGTACAGGCTCTAGTATCGAATGATAACCCTGACCAAGTTAGGCGCTTGCAGGGTCAAGTCAGAGCAGTAGATCAAATTTTGAATTTATTTAAACCATAGGCACCTAATACGGCCCTAGAAAGAGTTACATCATGGCAATCCCAGCCGCACTAAAAGCGCAACGCGCTGCTATCGAAGCTGCTAACGCGGCTAACCCAACACCGGCACCAGCCCCTGTACCAACACCGGTACCAACACCAGCACCAGCCTCGGTACCAACACCAGCACCAGCCCCGGTACCAACACCAGCACCAGCCCCTGTACCAGCCCCTGTACCAGCCCCTGTACCAGCCCCTGTACCAGCCCCTGTACCAACACCGGCACCAGCCCCGGTTAGTGCAGATGAAGAACTACGAACTCTAAAAGCCAAGCTAAGTTCTATGGAAGGGCGAGCCAGTGCTGAGGCGCTGCGGGCTAATAACTTAGAAGCTACAGCCGCTTTAGCCGCCGATGAGCTAGCAGCGTTGCGTCAAGAACGCGACACAGCAGTAGCGTTCAAAGAAGATCAAGACCGACGAGCACGACTTGCAGGGCTTGAGGACGTAGCAGACGTAACTGATGCAGAGCTAGCAGCTATTGACCCGACAGACCTTAAAGTTATGCAAGGGCTATCAAAGCGCCAGTTAATGCCAATCATCAAAGCGTTGATGACTGACCTAGACTTAGTAAAAGTTCAGCTTGAAGCTTTTAAGCCACTAGCTAATACAGTTAGTGACGTGGCGAAGAACCAACAAGTAGTTAACGCGAAGGCGGCGGCAGTGGATGAGCGTGCTTATTTTGACAACGCCTTAAAAAATAAGTTCCCTGATTGGCAAAAAACAGTTGCGCTACCTGAGTGGAAAGTGTACCTTTCAGAGAACGTAGACCCTGCTAATGATGCAGTTAAGCGCGGGCATATGCTATCGGAGTACCGTACACAAAAGCATTTGCCCGGTATATTTGCCATGTTTGAGGCGTTTGAAGCGCAACGCACAACAAGGCCGGGGTTCGAGAGTTTAGTTACGCCAGCAAATGCAGGACAAGCACCGGGCGAAGCAGCGCCAGTGCGCCGGAAGTCGTCGGAATATGTAGCGAAACAAAAAGCTTTCCTTAGAGACAAGACCCTCAGTGCTCCTGATTGGGAAAAGTTCAAGCAAAAGTTTTTGGCTGATAAAGCAAAAGGACTCGTTGACGACGACGCCAATATCATCACCTAATAACTTTTAAAAACGAGGCTTTCAATGGTTCCAGCAGCATCCGGCTACCCACAATACAGCGGTAGCTTAATCCCCCCCATGTTCTCGATGGATTTGATCGAGCAGTTCTACCGCACAACTGTGTTCAGCGATATCACTACGACTGAGTATACAGGCGAGCTAAAGAAGTGCGGCGACCAAATTACTATCATGCGTAGTCCGCGTGTCAAGGTTCGTAAGAACGTAAAAGACGGCACCATCAAGCATGACACGATTGACTCGTGCCCTGTAACCATGACTATTTCGGACTTTATCGAGTTCTCGATTAAAGTATCGCAAGTTGATATCCACCAGATTTGCAACTGGTCTAAGTGGGAAGCGGCACTGTTAAAGTCGGCGTCCTATGAAATGGGTCAGACTATTGACGCCGAGTTGTTGTGTCGGATGGCGTTAGACGCACATCCTTGTAATAAGGGCACAACGGCAGGCGTTAAGAGTGGGTCGTATAATATGGGTGCAGTCGGTGCTCCTGTAGCGATTACTAGCCTTAACATCTGGGATCAAATGACTTACATGCGTGCAGTGCTTAAAGAGCAAGGCGTGCCAATGGATGATTTGTATATTGTGTTGCCAGACGTAGCAGAAGCGATTTTGTTACTAAGCCCACGAATCACGTCTAATCCGGGTCTTGCGGGCGCGTGCTGCAATATCGCTTCGGACGGCATCCTTAACGGTAAGTTACCAGCAAAAATCGCGGGCTTCACTGTGTTTATTTCGCCTAACGTCTGTGCTAGCTATGACGATGTTAATGGCGTAGATGCAGTGGTCTATGACGTCATTGCGGGTTGGGCGGGTTCGTCGGCTTTCGCGGCCCAGATCGAAAAAACACGAGTTGTTGATAACGATAAAGATAGTTGGGACACCTACATTCAAGGCATGATGGTCTACGGACATAAAGTCATCCAAGAAGAAGGTATTGCCCTAATGCGTGCTCGGTTCGAGTAAGCGTTAGACCCAAACCAACTAAACTACTTAGGAAATAAAATGCGTTATAAAATTTACGAAGGCGGCAATCGCCGCTACAACGGTGTAAGCCAGATGTTGCCAAGTGGTACAAACCCACCGGCTCAGAATGCGCCCTACAGCTACGCGGATCATCAACGAGAGCGCAGCTATGGCGTAACACGCCACCTCAGTACAGTGGCTCCAACTAATAGCGGCGGCAATGGTGGGACAGACCAAGCGCTTATTTGCTTTTTACGCGATAACCCGTTAGTTGTCGGCGACGAGCTAGACATTCATTTGTTGTTACCCAACACTGTGTTAAAAGCAGTATCGATCGGTATCAACAAAGCGATGCCCGGCTTTAGCTTTAGTTTAGAGTACAAAAATGCTACGCAAAGCATCGTGGCTAACGTCGATGCGGGCGTGGTGCCGGTCAATTTAGGTGGAGCGCCGTTAGCAACTTACGTCCCGATTACTGACACAGGTTTATATGCGGTTGACGGTTCGGGGGCTTTTATCCCTAATGAGGACTACATCACCTTAACAGTGTTAACTTTACCGCCTAACGGTATCGTGATTCCTTGTGGTGGTGGTGGTTTGGATATGTGGGTTACGGCGCATGTGCTTGACTTAAACCACGGCAACCAATAAGGTATACTGACTAACCGTCATACACCTTGGAAAAGGGCATCTTCGGGTGCCCTTTTTACTTTTACGAGATCATAATGAACCGAGAACCTAATAAATATGTAGTTGACCAAGCGGGGCACGTTTATACCTATGTACCTGAGCATCACCAAGAGCTTATCGGCAATCAGCTACAGTTTTGTGAGCGTCCGGGTAAAGGTAAAGTTAAGGTGCAAGATTTAGGCACTAAGGCGGTTGTGACGCCTAGTGGCCTTAAAGCTATCCGTGCCCAAGCTGCGGAGTTGGGGTTAGATATCCCAGAGCCTACTACAGTAAAAGAAGCACAAGCGTTACTTGACGCACATATCGCTAACGCACCGAAAGTATAAGTGTGAAAGCGCGGGTACTAGTCGTTCGAGCAGCGCAAGAACTTGAGGATTACGAACCCGGCTATGAGAACACTAGTTGGTCGCTTGACGCTTTGTTAGGGTACTTGCAAGAAGCGCTACAGACTATGGCGGCGCTTAAGCCCGAGGTGTATGCCATAAGTGATCGAGTGCAGTTGTCGCCCGGCAGTCGGCAAATAGTGCCAGAGCGGTACTCTAGGTTAGTACGGGTGGATAGCAATGCGACTACGGGGGAATCAATCATGCCCGCGCACGCGTCGCTTAGTAAGCACTTTACCAAGCCGGAGTGCGTTAGTACGTCGGGTGCGGTTCGGTCTTACTTTATAGACGAGAATAACCCGCGTGTGTATGTCGTGCAACCGCCGGTTCCCGACTTTCCAGCGCAGTATGTTGAGGCTACTTGGCAGGCTAAAGTACCAGAGCTAGTTAGCGCCGTGTCGGAGATAGATTTTCCGGGAGGCGATGCAGCCGTGTATCAGGCACCTATGCTGGACTGGATGCTGTATCGAGCGTTTGCTAGGGACACCGAGTCTACAACATCGTTAAACCGGTCACAGCTACACTACAAGGCGTTCTACCAGTTCTTTAACGTGCAGGTTCAACTATCGAATGTGGGCCGCGTACAGAAGCGTTCCGGCCCTAAAGGGGGTACTAGTGAATCAGACCTTTGAAAGTATGCTATCTGACTTGTTCGGTGGCCGAGGCATTCTCGGATGCCCGCCTGAGATCGGCGTGTTTCATTTGCGGCAGTCAGCTATTGAATTTTGTCGGCGTACAAGGGTGCTAAAAGAAGTAGTAAGCATCGACCTACAACAAGGCGTTAAAGACTACCCAATCGAACTAGAGGGTGAATTAGAAGTGCTAGCTGTGCATGAAGTCAAAATAGGCTCATGTTGCTTAACGCCTGATAGAAGTGGGCTGTGCTCAGGATGCGGGTGCCATTCGTTTAAAGTAGACGGGGGCACTTTGTTCTTACCAGAACCGACTGAGGACGTTGAGTGCGGGGCTACGGTAGTTGTGCATGTCAAGCCAACACAGACCGCGTGTGCTATCCCTGATAGGTTATATAACGATTGGGCCGAGGCCATAGTGGATGGTGGCGCGGCGCGGTGCATGGTGATCCCTAAAACAGATTGGTTTAACCCGCAGCTAGCAACGTATTATGAGCGACGGTTTTCGGCCAAGACAACGGCGGCAAAAAACCAAAGAGTTATGGGCGGTGTTACATCGGCGCTAATGATGAAAGGAGCGAGGTTCTAATGAGTTATTTAGCCGAGCGAGAGCAGCAGGATTGTATTTGCATTGAGGTCAAGCCTAAACCCCCAGAGCGTAAACGGCGGTTTAATTACTGCCTAGCTTTGGAGATTAATTCAGGCGTGGTTAAGTCTTGGATTAAACCGGTTAGTGGGTATAGAACAGGGAATCAGTTTGTAGACTTAGCTTGTGCTCAGGTCACGCTTGAGGTTAGGCGTAAAGGCAAAGATGAGTTGATAGAAACGTACAATCCATTCTCAGTTGATAATGAGAAGGGTCTTAGTTTTTACTGGACGCCTTTGTTTTTAGCACAAGCGCCGGGCTACTACATCGGAGACATTTTGGTTAACGGCGTTTACTGCTTCTCGCTAAACTTTAGATTTAGAAAGACCTTGTGTTGTCCCATGTGCGGACACAATTGGGGCGGTTGGGTGCTCGACCGAAGTGTGTACGCCGCAAGACGTTATTGGTACTGAGCCAGAACCTACTGACCCTTGCGCTGTAGAGGTAGATGAGTGCGGCGCTAAGTGCGGTGGGGCTATCGGGTCAGGGTATATCGGAGCAGAAGATGAGTAAAGTTGTTTGTGTAGACGCGTGTGCTACAGTAGCTTGTGATGCGGGGGCTAAAGAAAACCAATTAGCCATTACTAGTTCTAACATCAACGCGTTCCAACTTGGGTTAAACCAGTACACGTTCTTGACGATCAGCTATGGTGACCATAAAGAAGTAGTTCGATACGATGGGTCTATCGTGTCAAGGCGCTTTATAACGGTGGAACGGGCTAGTAATGCTAGGGAGATTCCGAAGGGTGCTAAAGTTAGCTTCGAAATAGGCTGTGAGTTCTTAGCGGCGTATGTGTGTCAACGTGTGGTCGAATGCGCGGATGGTGGGGCGGGTGAGGGAAATCAAGCGCTAGGCACTAATAATATCTGGACAGGCACGAATATATTTAGAAAGCTAAGTATCGGCACAGCGCAGTTGTCGCCAGATTCGCTTGCTACTTTTGGGTTGCTAACGGTAGATAAAGGATTTTGGTCAAGCTACACTACTACTAGTAGCGACCCGCGTTATGGATTTTTAGCTACAGTGAATAAGTCATCTACGAGTGGAAAGCTGTTTGGTGGGCGCTTTGTGGCTAGAGGTGCAGGGTCAGGAAGCGGCGAACTTGTAGGGACTCAAAGTGAGGTGGCTAATACAGCGGCTACTACGGCGGTGCTTACGGCTAACCATGCGATTGTGACGGCGCAGAACCCAAACACAAGTTACGATAAAGTAGGCGTGCTAGTGGAGCTACGAAATCGGGCGCTCAATGCAGCGACTTTAGCGGCGGGGCTGGGGCTCGATAAGCTCAACGAAGGGTCTGTAGCGATAAAAGTGCTCGCTCAGATTGCTAGCAGTGATGCTGAGAAAGTTGGATGGAACAAGGGCATTGTGTTTGTCAATGGGTCTTTGGGGGCTTCGGTAGAGGGGCTTGCTACGGGCCTTGACTTCTCAGACTTAAACGATGTTGTAGGGATCGACGCGTTAATTAAGATACGCAGCGGAGGTGCTATTGAGTGGAATGCGGCACCGGGCAACTATGATAGTTTTAAGATGCGGGTTGACAATACAAGCCAACAGTTTCAGACAAGTTGGAAGGGTAATCCTAGGCTGACTATGGAACTAGACAATGGTAGGTTAGGGTTCAATGATGTAGGGGCGTCTATCCCAGTAGTGTCGCCTACAGCGGGTGCGCCTACGGGTACATTCCTAACATTACAAATTAATGGTGCGCTGTATAAGCTAGCACTGCTAGGGGCTTAGATGGATGAGGCACGCGTAAACGAGATTAAGGTGCTAAAACTAGAATTAGAGTTAGTAATCTTGCGTCAAGAGGTATGGAACACAAGAGCAAATTTAGCGATAGCTGAGGCCACTCTTGCTGGGTTAGCGGTACAAAACAAACAACGAGAGTTAGACGCCTTGGTAGGCGTTTAGCTAATACACCAAAGGGTAAACACATGCTAAATATTTCAAACTTTCAAGCCACTACATTACGCGCTAGTATCGGGCCGACTGATACTGTATTGGCGTTAGCAGCGGGCACAGCGCAGTTCTTAAATTTTGCAGCCGGGGACTACTGTTACCTTACAATCGAAGATAGATTGCACAGTGAGGTTGTGAAGTACACGGCGACTGGTAGCATCGCGGGGGACACAGTTGTGGTGCAACGCGGGCAAGACTCAACTTTAGCGCGTGCGTTCCCTGCCGGGGCGTGTGTAAAGATTGGTTGGAACGAACAACAGGTTCGTGACTTAATTGAAGAAATGTACTTGCAACTACAGCAGGATACTTGCCCAAGGTCTGATACAGTTTTCACTAATGGGGTGCCTACTCAACCGCCACCTGAGTGTGTGCGTTTTGCGGTTAATAGAGCGACAACGCCAGCGAGAATGTATTACTACAGCATTGACAGTAACGGCGTTGGTAGTTGGTTGCCAATAGGACTACCAGCGGTACTAGGGCCGGGGTTAACATACAATGTAGCAGGGCAAATCGTCCCTAACATAAACCCGAACACAGGTATTTTTGTTAACGCTCAGAACCAAATATCGACTAACTTAGCTCCCGGATTATTTATTACGGCTGATAATAAAATATCTCTAGCTTTAGCAGTAGATGGGGTACTTGTGATTAATCAAGCTGGGCAGTTAACAATCAATTGTCAAGCATTATCAGCATTCTGTGGGTTAGGTGGGGGCGTGGGCGTTAACACAGTAGGCGTTAACACAGTAGGCGTTAACACAGTAGGCGTTAACACAGTAGGCGTTAACACAGTAGGCGTTAACACAGTAGGCGTTAACACAGTAGGCGTTAACACAGTAGGCGTTAACACTGATGTATTCGGAGTAGGTGACGCGGGGGTAGGCGTAGGTGTGGGTGTGGGTGTGGGTGTAGGCGCTGATGGTATATGCGCTGATGTAGGCG